TAAGATGCACCGCCACGCCGGAATAACCCGGCCCGCCGACGCTGATAAGTTCAGGGGTATAGGGATAAACGGTCAGCTCGTCGCCGCTGTAGCTGGCAACGGCAACCGGCAGCGCGCCGTTCGCGTCCAGATTGATAGACAGGCCGATAAGGTGACGGCTGCAGGGCTTCGCGTCGGCTATCAGGCGCTCCAGCTCGTTATACATTTCCTCCGTAATGCCGGTATCCAGCACGCCCACGTCCAGCCGGAACGTGCCAGGCGCCTCACCGGTTTTCCACCACTCAATGATTCTGATGAGATAGCCCAGCGGCTCAACGACGCGGCGGATAGCGCCTATCGTTCCCTTGTGGCGGTGCACGTACTGCGAGGCGGCAACCACGGCGCGCTTTGTTGATTCCGGCCAGGCTGAATCCCAGCGGTCAACTGACCACCCCCACGCCAGATAGGGCAGAAGCTCCACCGGGCAGGCTTGCGGATTCCATAACTGGCGCAGCGGCACGCTCATCGTACCGGGGCTTGCCAGCGCCTCGGCGGCAGCAATCTCAAGCGCTGACGAGCCGGTCGGCAGCAGGCGATCACTCATCCGAGCCTCCCACTGTTAGCATGTAGCCTGTGCAGTAAGCGGCCTGGGTTTTATCTAGCACCACGTCAGCAGAAGGCTTGATAAGGTTGACTCGCTGCACGCCCTCAACGTGCATGGCGGCATAGAGCGCAGAAAGGCGAATGTCACGGCCGAGGCGCTTTTGTGTGCTGACAAAGGCGGCGAGTTTTGCCTCTGAAGCGGCGCGGATTGGCTCCGCCTCCGGCCCCGGATAGAGGTACAGCTCGGCCTCGACTTCGTAACTAACAATCTTCGCTGACTGCACGCTCACCCGGTCGGCCACCGGGCGCACGTCTTCGTCATTGAGCGCAGCGTTAACCACAGCCAGCAAATCATCACCGGCCACGCCGTTGCCCTCACGCGCGAGCACTGTCACCGTGACCACTGCAGGCGACGGGCTGATGGCTGATGCATCGGCTACGCGGCCGTCGGCGCTTCTGGCGTGATACTCATATGCACCGGTCGGCCCGGCAACGCTCAGCCCCTCAAACGCCGAGGCAATGCGCAGCCGGAAATCGTCGTTACTTTCCATCACGGCGGCGGCCGGTGGGATGGTCGTATCGTCGGCCGGGGTAATGGTCAGGCGGGTTACGCCATTATTCGCGCCGAGCTGGTCAAGGTCGCCGTCCAGTGCATAGGCAACCATGACGGCCTTTGCCGCCTCGTTAATGCGCTGGCGCAGGAGCAGCTCGCGGTAAGCGTTTTCCTGCAGCAGCTTAACGATGGGCTCTGACTCCAGCGTCAGCGTGCGGGCGACCGCCTCCTGCTGGTCGGCCGGATAAAGGGAAATCAGCGTCGCCTTTCGCCCGGCCAGCAGGCTTTCATAGTCCAGCGGCTCCACCACATCAGGCGCGGGCAGCTGGCTCAGGTCGATAGTTGCCATAGTCTCAGCTCACAGGAACGGTTAAGGAAAAAGGCTGCGCGCTGTCGGTGCGGTTGCCGGACAGCTCAACCACCATTGCGCCATTGATATCCGACTCAAAGCTGATGGCGGTCAACTTTACCCGCGGCTCCCACTTCAGGATCGCCAGATAGCAGGCCGACATAATCTGCAGGCGCAGCGCCTCGTTTTGGGGCAGGTCAATTAGAGCGGATAAAAGTGAGCCATACTGGCGACGCATCACCCTGGTGCCGACAGGGGTCAGCAGAATATCGCGCACTGACTGCCGGATATGATCGAGGTCGTTCAGCGCGCCGCCGGTTTCCCTGTTCATGCCGATATATTTGGCGGTTGTCATACTGGCGCTCCCGTTTTGCCGCCGCTGTCGCCCGGATGAATATGCGAATGCAGCACCTTGCCGTTTGAGGACAGATTGCCGCCGGTATGTGTAACGTCGCCTTTCATCGTGCCGCCCTTAGTGACTTCCAGCTGCGCAGTTTTGAGCAGCGCTGTGCATTCCACTTCGGGCGATTCGAACAGGATTTTTACTGCCGCTTTAATGGTTGCGGTCTGTATGCCGGTCGCAGTCAGCGCGCCGTTTTCCGGCTCGTACTCGATCACCGCGCCGTCAGGAAATGACCAGTGCAGCGCATTGGCCGAGGCTGACGGAGCCGGGTTGTCATCAGAGAAAATCCCCGGCAGCACAAAGCCGGTATCAAGCTCGCCGCCGAGGCACAGAACAAGCACCTGCTCACCTACTGACGGCGCATTCCAGGAGCGGGTTTTACCCGCGCGGGCGCTCAGCCAGTGCAGCCAGCCGGTTGTGTTTTTTCCCGTATCGACACGACACAGCCCGCCTTCGAGATTGACGGCCGACACGATTCCGATGCGGATCAAGTTGCGCAGCAGGCGCATGATTTCTGTAAGTTGTTCATTCATTAGAGCATAATGTTACTGAGAGGATTTGCTGACAATGGTTCGCTGTTTGTTCATGAACTAACAAACAGCATTTAAAGCTTTAGGTGGAATATGCGTAACTTTTTCAACTTAGAAGACAATAGAGATATTATTTCTGGCTACTTAAAAATGGCATATAAATTTGAGGCTGGAAGTGAATTTGAAAAAGAAAGAAACGGGCACATTATAAACATCCTTACATCCATGAACAATAAGCCTCAAGAGTGGGATGAGAACACTCAGTTCAACATTAGCGATACTTCATCCGAGCTGAGGAAGTCATTAACTAAAAATCAGTCAGAATCTGAAAAAAATGAACAGCTCAATATAATGATAGCGATTTTATTTGCTTTTTATAGTGAGTATCAACTATATAAGCCTATGGAAACTATGGATTCTCACTCTACATTAAAGAATTTCCTCAATGCAAACATAGATGAATTTCCAGAAAATCTATCACTGTATTTAAAATATGTACTGACCGAAATGCCATCATCAATACTCAAGTTTCTAATGTCTAATCAGGATTTCGCCACTCTTAGAAACTTCATAGATGTCAAAAAAGAAGCTGCTCACCTGAAAGAATTATGGGATACAGAAATATCACAGAAGAAACAAGTGGTAGATAAACTTAAATCCTCGTTAGAGTCCTATAAAGATGGTTATAACTTCGTTGCCTTATACGCTGGATTTAAAAGCCTAGGCGATGAAAAGCAGCAAGAATTAAATGTGGCAAAATTTTTCGTTCTTGTTATAGGTGCAATAATACCCTCTATTATTGGGTGGGGTTTTTATCACCTTGTACACACAAAAACACAGTTTCAAAGCATTTTTGATCTGATCTACTTCATACCTGCAACTGCTTTATCAGCCATATTAATATATTACTTTAGAATATCGCTATCTAATTATAATTCACTACGCGCGCAAAAAATGCAAATTGAGTTAAGAAAAAGCTTGTGCCAGTTCATTCAGGAGTACTCACGTTATAGCAGTGAAATCTCAAAAGAAAAACCCAGGTTTATTAGCGAAATTTGAAGAGGTAATATTTTCCAATATCATGACATCTGAAGATAAAATACCTTCAACATTTGATGGTCTTGAACAGATTGCAAATTTGATAAAAGCTGTAAAAACTAAAGGGTCCTAAACCTACTCAAGGCGTTGATAGATTGTCTCTTCAATGAACTTAAGGTCTTGACGACTTATACCTAACAATGGACGTGAGTCGTATTGCACTTCTTTACTTTTAAGTGACGGCCGGTCGCGCAGCCCGTAATGATGCACGCGGGCCATGCGCTGCACGTTGCCCGCAAACTCGATCACGGCCTCATTCGGGCTGGCCTGCGTTTTCATGTACTTAGTGGTGCGCAGCTTCGCGAACATCTCGCGCTTTATCCGGCCCTTTTTGCTGCGCACCGGCTGCGTTTTGCGGGCTTTAAATGGCGTGCCGTCTGGTGCCTGCTGGCGCTTGATGTTCTGCTGCTGACTCGCTCGCAGCTTGCGGCCAATGCTGCGCGCCATCTCTTTACGCGCCGGGGCTGACAGGCTGCTGATAAGCGCCTCCAGCCGGTCATTTACCATCTGCAGCTCGCTCATGTCTGCCACTCGCTGACCAGCTCGCCCTTAACGTAAAGCTGCACCGGCCGCGCGTCATTCTCCGGCAGCGGGTTTTCGCCGACGTGGGTTACGTGCAGCCCGTCGTCTGCCCGCTTTACGATCACGCGCTCGCTCAGCTGCAGCTCAATGCTGATATCGCTGGTCGTGTCGCTGATAACGTCAGCCTGAAAGGTAAAGCCCGTCCGGCGCTTTTCCTCGGTTGCCATAATGTCGGGCTCATTGGTTCGCAGCCATGCCAGCAGCGGCACAATCAACAGGTCGATGTTACCGGCGTAATCGGTAATGACCATGTTAAGCCGGTACTGGTATTCAAACGACAGCGAGCTGGCAAGCGTCGAGACGATGCGCCCGCTGTCGATAAACACATTGAGCGCGTCAGGGTTTCGCTGCAGCTCCGGCACGCTGTCGGTAAGCGCCTGGCGCAGTTGTTGCGGTTTCAGCATCGTGTTGCTCCTGGCAGTCTTTGATGATTTCTACCTGCAGCCCGCAGGCAGCGAGTGCGGACTCAAGCTGGCGATTATCCGCCGCCAGATCGCCCGCCGTTTTAAGGCTGTTTCCCGGCAGCGGGCAGCTTGTCACGCGCGGACACCCAATCCAGATAATCTCTGGCGCTGCTGAAGGCCGGGCGGGTGTGCAGCCGGATAACATCGTCAGGCAGAGCAGCAGCAGACCAGTCACGCAGTATCGGATTCGCATCGGTTTCTCTCTGTATGGTCATTTCACGGTTAAGCGCGGCCGTGCTGGCGCGCCCCTGCATC